TCTTATCTTCAATTAAATAAGTACCAAATTTTATCATAGCTTATCTAAACTCTCTATTAAACACAAGGGACAATCTTCAAAAGGAATAGAACGAAATGGACAAATTCGTTGGTGTTCTATCTCACCAAAACCCCCCATTGTGTGAATAGCTGTACTATTATTCTTCGACTTCTTAGCCAAATTCTCAGCTGATTCTTTAAACAAATTTATAAGTTTTTTCTCTGTCATATCTATGTATATTTATATCAAATTCCTCTAATATTTATAATAACTGGACATTGGGTTAATATTTCCAATCAGCAGTAGCTATTTTAACATCTTTATGTTGTTTCAAAAACGGCGAATCAGTAGAACTTGCAACTGTTTTCTTAACAAAAGTTGTAACAGAACCACCAGCTGCCAATACTGGTTGTTTTGATTGTGGAATACTTTCCAATCTCATTCGTTTTTTATTCATACCCAACATAAACTTAGCATTAATAGTTGCATCACTATAACGATTCTTCAACTGTTTGAACATTAACTGTCCACCATTATCTTCCTTTGCCACAATAGCAAGCATAAGGTCAGCCGTGGCAGGTAACCCAAACGACTCGGATATATTTGAAAGATCCGGGTCCGAACTCATATATCCTTCACGATTTAGTTGGGAACTTGTGATTACAGGAACTTTTGATTCAACTGCAAAACCACGAATCTCCTCTGCAATAGATTTAATATAAACATAAGTATTCATGTTTGCTGTCCACTTCACTCTATTGGAAGAACAAATATTTAGATAATCCAATATGACAATCTGTGGTGTAAATCGTTTCTTGATCTTCAACTCTCTTAAAAGAGATCGAAAATTACCAACATGAGCTCCTGATGTTGGATACTCTTTAATGATTAATCTTCCAAAATTTCTTGTAGAGTTCATCATCTTTTCAATCTTAGAATTAAACGACTCACGAGGAAGAAATCGTATCTGGTCTATATCAACATCCAAAAGATTTGCATCTATTCGTTCTGCTATCTTCTCCTGTGACATCTCCAATGTAATATACAGAACATCAAATCCCTGCTTCACATACTGTGCAGCCAAATGAGTTTTAACTAATGTTTTACCAACACCAGTTCCACCAAGAAAAACTGTAAGAGTTTTTGGTGTTATACCACCACCAGTAATTTTATCCAACATCTCAATATTGAATGGAAACTTCTGCTCTCGTTTATGATAATAATCCCAACGATCTTCTGCATCTTCAATATAATTATGTCCAACACTTGTATCCAAAGATACTGCAAGAGCATCTGTCAATATATCTGGTATTGCATCTTTTGGTTTCTTAGTATCTTTACCTTCCAGAATTGCAATCGAATCTACAATACCATTATAGACAGCTTGGTCTTTTGCCCACTTCTCTGTTTCATGTACTAACCATTCATGATCGTCTGTTTTTGTTTTATATGTTGTCAATACTTCCATGCAATTCTTAAATGTTGCTTCATTCAAATCATCTCTACTCGTAATCATATTTTCAAGTGCTGGAAGTGTTGGAGGCTTATTATATTCTTGAATATGATTCTGTATCTCTGAAAATATAATCTTCTCTGGATAAGCTTTAAAATATTCTGGTTTTAAAAACACTCCAATCAGACTTGCATACTCATCACTAAATATTAAATTTTCCAGTATTAACTGCTCTGTCCTCATAAAAGTTTACCCTTATGTAATATCACGCGTGGATCATTAAGAATTAATAAATTTCTAAGTATCTTACCTATTTCAACTTGAAACTGTTCTTCACTCTTTTCAGTTACAGCACGATTCAAATATTCTTTATCAGATGGATAACCATTATCTCTATAATTTCCACCAATAATTTCATATCCAAAAACTATATCAAATTCACCTGGTGTATGCTTATGGTCTAATTCAACATTTTTAAAATAAAATTCTACTCCTTTAAACTTCCCTTCCTGAAGTATAAATCTATATAATGGACTTGAATTAAATCCAACAGCTGATCTATCTGTCTCCATTATCATCCTCCATAATCCATTTAGATAATAAATATTTTTGAGCCATAATACTCTGTGTTTGACCAAATGACATAATACCAATCAAACCATCTACCATTAACAAAAAACAATACAATAAATATTTCAATCTACCATATGGTAATCCTCTATGTCGTGTCTTTTGAAATAATGCTTCTTTCTCAACACCAGTTTCAATACCCATACTCTCTGTAATCTTCATCTCCTCAAGAGATTCTTTCAATTCTTCAGCTTCATCTGGATAATATACTTTACCAGTAGTAAAATCAATTTTCATCTAATACTTCCTTTATCAATTGCCGACTTTCATTGACATTAACTTCTAAAAATGGTTTATAATTATAACATAAAGTTTTCTGATCTCTCCATATTGGATCAATCAATTTCTTATCTATCTGTTTTGTAAAATCTAAACACACATCCATTACAGTAAAAGTTTCTAATGAAATATCTTCACCCAATAACAATTTTAATATTGGTGGGTGATTAATTCCATCACACTCAAACAAATCATTAAACTGTAAATTATATTCTCTTAAATACTCTACTATTACTTTTATATTTCTCTGAAAATGAAGTGAGAAACTATCCATCTTAATTCTATATTCATCATAATAATCATCAAGAAATTCTGATGGATAGTTTTTACCTCTAGTCAACTGTGACAAATAATAATACATCAAATCAAATTCTTTCGTCATCTTTTTTCCAAGAGATGTAAAGAAACCTCGTTGCCATGAAAAACCAGTCTTATGTTCAAACTTGGCAAAATACTTTTCCATAGAAGAAATCGTACCCCAAGGCGCATTACCAAAATACTTGAAGTAATCATACGAACCAGTAAAATGCAAATACATTCCATGATATGTTTTCCAAGCACGAAAAGTTCTATTTGTTTCTACTGTTTTCTGTTTTGGAAATGTAATCATTTAATAAACCTTTGTTTTAAACTGGTTTGGCTGTAATCATGAGTGTTTTCCCTTCTATTGCCACTGACTCGCAACTCTAAATTATGGTCGTACCAAGTATGCTGTGCTTTCTTTCTCCTCTCATCATTTGATTTTATTACATCATCTTTACTTTTCTTTAAATCTTTCAAAATCCTTTCATAAACTTCAATCAATTCATCAACAGTATCTCCCATATGTCTCAACGGACTTTCTGAAATATCAGTGTATCCATCTATAGCTCCATCTTCATCATAATATGCTTCCACAACTTCGTAAGCATTTTCTTCATCATGTATAATTTCTAATATTCTATAATTCCAATTCATTTCTTTTCCTCACTTAGAAATTTTATCAATCGTTTCGTCCCTTCTTCTCCTAATATAGTTTCATCCCAACCACAATCACCACCAAAAATATATTTCACAGCATAATAACAGCATAATAAATTCGTTTATACCACGGCAACCAATTATTCAGTTGAACATGAAAATAAAATTCATCTTCATCATCATATTTGGAAACATAAAACATATGATTTGGTAAATAACAGGCACATTCAAATAATTCTATTTTTTTCACATCATTCTCCATTTGTTTTACCTTTACTACTCCCATAATGAAATTCTGATTGAGCTGCATCCTCTAATTGTTTCATAACATCTTTGGTAAAATACTTCTCAGGATCATTTACAATAGTTTTCTCAAATGCCTTACCAACAGGTGTTTCATATCTCGTTGATACTTTCTTAAAAATACCATATTTCTCAGCAAGAGGAATCAATCCATAATATTTATCCAATCCTTTTTCATAATCAAGAAGAAATTCCATAATAGATTCTTCTTTGGTCATACGACCCTTAACCAATTTTGCCTTGATAATATTACCTAGAACTTCTGTACCATCTTTATATTTTCTTCTTGCTAAAGTAGCAATCACAGAAGCTGCATACTTGATGCCACCACCACCGGAAATTTCTTTCTTCGGAAACATACTACCAATAGAATCGTAGGTGTGGTTTGTAACAATTAAAGGAATATTGGCCTTTGCCAATTTCAATGACAAAGTTCTGAATGTTCCACGAATCATAGGAGCTCTGGTCATATCTCGTTTATCAGAACCACTAGCAGAATCTTCCATCTCTTTTCTCGTA